GATACTATCTCTGTTCATGAGTATATCCTTCCTGTGTATAAAATATTACACAAAAGTAATAAAGTCAAGAGAAACGGAAAATTATTTTCGACAGAAGTCGACGTGAATCACGCGCCCGACTTTACGGTAGGGGCGGGGGATAAAAGATTATCTTCGTTCTTTACCAAATCGTCAAGATAGCCTATAAATTTTTTCCGGCCTATATTATTCATGCTGCGAAACATCTCTATCAGATGTTGCTCATTCTTATCTACTTGGAAGCACCCAGGCACAACATGGCCGTCATCCGTTTCGATATAGAACGTGCGATTAAGAAGAGCATCAGTTTCGGCACAGAAATGATCCGCCATGCGGCACAGATCCGCAACCGTAGGATCGAGAGAGGATTCTTCGTACTTCTCATAGATTGCCGGAGAAACGCCGATACTCTGCGCAACGTAGCTCAGGGTTTCACCGCGCTCAAGGCGAAGCCTTTTTATAAATGCGCCATCCCAAACTCCTGATATTTTCGAATGGAAAGAAGGAATGTTAGTGCGCCTTAGCAGATAGTCAGTCGAAACAGAAAAGAGATCAGCCAACTGCTTTAGGTTTTCCACCGTTGGATATTTCTTTTCACGTTCCCAGTCGGAAACGGTAGGCGCAGAAACATTCAGAGTAATTGCAACTTCCTTTTGACTCTTTTGCGAGGCTTTCCTCGCCTCTAAAATATTGTTTGGACAATTTGTCATTTGAATCACCACCTTGCGTTATTGTATAGCTATTAGCTATCATAACGCAAGGCTATTTTTTTAGCCTCAAGCTATTGACATTAGCCTAAAGCTATGCTATAAGTTAACTACAAGCTAACTTGGAGGTGATGATATGTCATGGCTTGAAGCAATTCGGAACGAGAGAGGTCTTAGCCAGCGCAGCGTTGCTGAAGCTGCGGAAATAGCGCAAGCGACGTATTGCAATATCGAAAAAGGAAAAAGGGGCACTTCCGTTAAGGTTGCGAAGCGAATCGCAGCAGTACTGGGATTCGAGTGGACGAAGTTCTTCGAGGATGAATCGAGGAGCGCGTAAGAAGCGCAAAAGAACCACGCAGAAGCACCGCGCAGGGGCGCGGCAAACGGCAAGCAGAGCGGGAAGGCTTGTCGAAACTACAATTACAACTATCGAAAAAGTTCTAACAGAATTCTATTTATCACCCCCATAAGAGCGACGCGGCGGTTTTCTTTGGCATTAGCCATTACATTACGGAAAGATCATCTGCAAGTACACGAATGAACTCGGCAACACGCCGCGCCCCTGCGGGGTGCTTCTGCAAGAAAAAGGAGATCAACATGAACAAGATCAAAAAAGTAGAGCTGCGGCAGTTAGCGGTGAGAAACCCTATCGCGGCGGAACTGGCAAAAGCCATGGTCGAAACCGCCGCAAAGGTGGGTGCCAATGCAAACGAGCTGGATATCGCATGCGAGCTGGCGCGGGAAGTATACCGAGACGCGCGCGATAACTCGGCGGAACGGCTCAGCGGGTACAAGCACAAAGCGCTCGCAATTCTGGACGAGATCACGTGAAAGGAGCAATTCATGGAATGCTGGAAATTTGATTGTTTAGAGCTGCCCGCTGTGCCGGGCGGATATCGCGCAGGCTTGACAAGCGGCATCGCAAAATATCTCGGCATTGCTTTTGACCGCGCCGGAAATGCGCGAGAACGAGCAATGCAGCAGTATCCGCAAGCGTTCTGCCGATTAGTACGCGCATGCGCCAATGAAGCCCGCGCCATGATGCGCGAGGGCGTGCCGCCGTTTGACGAAGCGAGGGACTATGTAAAGCAGACAGGGGACGAGCGGTGCCACGTTCCTCCAAATAGGCCGATAAAGGCGGTAGTCTCAATCAATATCGGCGGCGACATTGACGCGCACTGCTTTCAGCTCTCGAAAACGGAGGCGCAGAAGCTAATTGCGCAGTTATCAGACGCGGTAAGGGGAAAGGAGAGGTGAAGGGAATGAGCGATAAAAATATCCCGCCCGATGTGCAGATCGAGCGGGATGCCGTAACGATCCGGTGCGGAGAGCGCGAGACCGTAGCGACAAAAGACGGAATCAGGATTAGGGCGCGGAGTAAGATCCGTCCTGATTCCGTTCCAATGGACGATTCGAATAAACCGTTGTGCGTTTAGCCTCCTGCTCCACCGTGAATTCGAGACCATCCGGGTATGTGAGGCGCATGACAATTTTGCTGGCAGTCTGAGAGATCAGCTCTTTCTTGACCAGTGAAAAATCAGTGAGATTTGGCGTTCTGATGTTCATATCAGTGCCATCAAAAATGTAGGTATACACAAAATCACCCCCTTTCGCCGCCAGTATAGCATGGCGGCGGGGTGGTGGCAAGCGGACATGCCGCGGCGGCATAGATTCTGAAAGAAAGGAGCGTGCGGGCATGGGGAAGCGGAAACAGGAGCCGATCATCGTAAAGGCCTACGTCAAGACGGCGGACGGCGGCGAGGTGGACGTGGACACGCTCAGCGGCGAGCAGCGCGAGAAGCTGGGCACATGGCTGCGCGTGACCTACCTGAACGAGCTGTGCCGCGGAAAGGCAAAATTCCACGTGAAACAATAAGAGGCAAGGGAAACACCTTTGCAGAAAGGGAGGGACAAAATGCAAAAGAGAGACCGACGCACAAGAGAGGAGCGGGCGCTGCGGCGCGCGCAGACGCTGCTGCGGCTGGCGGTACTGCTGTGGATCGCGGTGCTGCTGCTGTGCCTGCTGTCGCCGGACTGCCTGGCAGCCGAGGTGGAGGCGATGGCAGCGGCGGCGGAAGAGCCGGACGTGACGTGGCTGGCCATGATCGGCGCGGCGTGGCTCACCTATCGGGGCATGACGCTGCTGCTGAAGCTGGACGAGCCGAGAAAGAGAGGCAAGCGGGAGAGACGATGAAGGAGGACAAGTTCTGCAACAAGAACCACCGGCCGACGCTCTGCTGGTCATGCCGGCGGGCGTGCGGCGGGTGCTCATGGACGGCGAGAGACCCCAAGACACATGAGGTGCGCTTCGAGCCCGTGGAAGGGTGGGAGGCGGAAAAGACAGTGGTGCGCGGGGCGAGCAGACGAAGGCAGGGACACAAGCTCGAGGGATATTCGACCTACTACTACGCCATGGAAAGCTACCGCGTGCTGCGCTGCCCGCTCTACGAGCCGGACACACGGACGAGGGCCAAAAGCGCTATGCCGGACTGGGCGGTGCGCGCGAGGGTAAGAGCATGAAGGAAAATAAAAAGGGCGGCTGACCGATGGAGCCGGTCAACCGCCAGAGGAAAACGACTGGAAAGGAGTTTTCCTTGCGTCCATTATATCACGCGGGCGCGAGGAAAAGCAAGGGAAAATGAGCAAGGTACTGGAAGCCATTGCCGCCATTGAAGCGCAGCAGCCGAAGGAACACTCGGCGGTCTGGGCGGCAGGTGAGCAGCTAAAGGACATGATCCGAGGCAACGAGAGTGCGGCGGAGATCCTGCTGACGGATCTGCGCGAGAACAAGGAGATGACGCTCGCGGCGGCGGAGAAGAAGATCGCCGAGCGGGCGAGGAAGAACAAGGTCGGCAACTGCGGGTGCGTGACGCCGGCGGAGGCGGAGGACATTCTGCGCGAGTTCTTCGGCCTGCCGGGACGCGAGGAAGAGAATCCGCGCCGGAAAGAGGAGCGCAAGGTCGTGGATCTTGCGGACTTCCTATGAGCAGGCGCGTGGACGCGCACTGGCGCGAGCTTGCCGGGAAGCTGCCGATGCAGCCGTGCGGAGACCTGCAAAACGACGTGCTGGAAGATATCTATGACAACGACATGCTCGGAACCGGGTTGATGCTTTACAGCCGCGAGAGCGTGGAGACCGCAAATCCTATTGCGCAGATCATGGACGCGGAAGACTGGGACCGCTGGGAGAAGTCTCGGAAGCGCCGCTGGGCCGCGCGCTGCACATGCTCGAACTGCGGCGATGACTTTTTGCGGGCTATGTCAGCGACAGCGGTACGAGCGGCATTGTCTTGAGGCAGGGCGAGGACGGACAGATTTATGACGGCTACGTCGACAAGGGCGACGACGATGCGCAAATCTTCTTTGACGACGAGACGATCGTTTGCCCGCACTGCTACCAGAGCGTGGTCGTGACGCGGCGGAGTGAGCTGCGGCAGGGGCGCACGCTTCAAGCATTGCAAGCCGAAACACTGAACATTGACGGATATCTCACGGTGCTCTATTGGATGGTGGCGCGGTATCAGGACAACACGGGAACAGACGTCGTGACGTTCTCGCCGCACGCGGCGCTGATCGTGGACCGCTGCGGTGCGCTGCGGGCGCTGTGGCTGGCGGACCAGAACGAAACGCTGTGGCCGCGCGATCTGCAAGCGGCGCAGGAAACCGTGAACCGCATGACGGAGATCGCGGACGAGCTGGACGAAGAGAGCCGGCCGAAGATCTACCGCGCGCTGGACGCGCTGGCGCAGCTCATCAAGGAAAAGGCGGGTGAGGCGGTATGAAGCGAAGCGACTATCTGAAGCTCTGCGTGAGCGCGGCGATGCTCACCTATCACAAGCCGAAGGTGCTGTACGACGGCATCGAATACTACCCGGAGGGCTACGAGATGCGCTTCGACAAGAGCGGCAAGGCGATCCATACGGCAATTTTGCGCGACACGGCAAAGAAGAACTGCCTGATGTACTGCGCGCTGAAAAAAGTGGAGGAAAGAACATGATCAGCTACAAGAACGAGAACGGAAACGTGAAGGAACTGGCGGCCCAAGGGTCGATGAAAGACCTGCTCGCCGAATCGGCCTATCTGCTCACGGCGATCTACAGTATGCTTGCGCGCAGAGACAAAGCGGTGGCGGAGATCTTCAAGGTGAGCATGATGATGGCCGTGGGAGACCCGGAATCGCCGGTATGGCAAGACCTGAAGCCGAACTGCCTCAGCATCGTGGAGAGGAGAAAGAAGGAGGAGACATGATGGTTTCGGACGAGGCATTGACAAAGCTGCAAGAGCAGATCGCGGCGTGGCCGATGACGCAGCGGTTCGTGGTGCAGCAGCTCATTGAGGATTATTCGAATATCAGAAAGGATTTGCTCGCATACAAGAACACGGGGCTGACGCCGGAGCAGTGTGAAAACGCGAAGGTCATCATCGAAGCTGCCTTTAGCGATGACACGTCAAAGGCAGAACGGATTCGGGAGCTGTTGAAAGCCGACAAGGACGGGCGGCTGGTGGTGCTGCCGTGCAAGGTGGGCGATACGCTATGGGTGACTGGCCGTGACAATGTGCCGCGAGAAATGAAACTTGAAGCCCCGGACATCAGAGGTGTTTGCACGGATGAGGATAATCTGTGTATGTCAACGTGCAATCGCAAGCCGGACGGGTTCTGCGCGTATCGCCTGCGTAATGATGGCGCAGACGTTGGCAAGTCCGTATTCCTCACCCGCGAAAAGGCGGAGAAAGCATTGGAGGCGATGAAATGAGCGCTTGCGCAGGAAAAATCAACTGTGAGATTTACCGGCAGAAAAAGTATTGCCGAAAGACTGAGGCGGCCGAGGAGGACCGCGAGTGCAAGGGCTGCCGCCACGCGAGGCGGCAGTGCGACGTGGAGTACTGCCCGTTCGAGGTCAACGGCGCGTGCAAGTTGGAGGGCTGACAATGGCTAAATGCATCAAGTGTGAAGCGGTGCTTGCAATGATTCGACCGGACGACCCGAATGACGAACGATGTGCCGTTACGGTCGCGACAGCCAAAAGGCTTATCCGACATGTCTTGACCGCAGCGCCCGCCGCTGACGTTGCGCCGGTGGTGCGGTGCAAGGGGTGCAAACACAGCTGGGAGGATATCGGTGGACTGTGCTGTGGTTACGGGCCGCTCGTAGATTGCATTGTGACGGAAGATTTCTTCTGTGCATACGGAAAGCCGAAGGAGGGATAAGCGATGGTACGGACATTCTGCGACCGGTGCGGGCGGGTAATCGCGGGCGCGAGCAAGCTCGGCGGCGCGACGGTGCGCGCGGCGGACGAGCACGGAAACGAGATCATCAAGCTCGACTTCTGCGCATTCTGCGCGGACTGGGCGGTGAACAAGCTGCTGCGAAAGGCGCTGACCGAGCGGCACGAAGACGAGCAGGCGGGCGAGCGCGCGATGGACAAGCTGGAATTCGACCTGACGGCGGGCAAGCTGCGCGAGAAGGAAACGAGCGGCGAGAAGGAAGCGCCGGAGAGCGAGCGCATCGGCTGGACGGCGAAGAAAGCGCGGGGCACAGCGGCGGAGGAAAAGAAACCGGCGCCGAACATCAAAGGACGCGGCGCGGCGGAGAAGAAGGTCATCTTCGACGAGCTGCTGCGATACAAGGAGCGGACGGGCGCGGGCTGGGCCGTGCGCATCGGCAAGGCGACGGGCGGAAAGGTCAACAGCGAGGTCGTGCGCGCGATCGTCACGGACGGCTTGGTGGCGGACATGGCGGTCTGGCGCGGGATCGCAAAGGCGATCGAAACGCTCAGGAAAGAAGAGCGTGAAGCGACATGAAGGTCACGGTCATCTTACAGGCCGACGTGCCGGAGAGCGCCGTGCAGGGGCTCAAGGAGCGCACGGCGATGGATCTTGAGCGCTACGGCGACGTGCGCGTCGTGAAGATCCTCGTCGAAAGGCCGCGCGAGCACGAGCAGTTACATCTTTAATCACGCCTGCGGGCGAAAAAGAAAGGAAACAGAACCATGAAACAGTACATCGGAACGAAACTCATCGAGGCGGAAAAGGCGTATCGCGTGGACGGCAAGGTCGTTACGCTCGCGGAGGACAGAGTGCCGTGCGGCAACGAGGTCGAGCGCGGCTACAAGGTGCGCTATGCGGACGGGTACGAGAGCTTCAGCCCGAAGGAGGTGTTTGAGCGCACCTATCTGCCGCTCGAGGTGAACGGCAAGCTCAAGACTGAGGCACCGAGCATCAGCGCGGAAATGGTCGAGCGGTTCATCGACCACCACGAGACCGTGACGATGGGCGGAAAGACGACCGTCGTGCGCGCGATGCTGAAAAACGGCTTCGAGATCGTGGAGAGCTCGAGCTGCGTGAGCGCGGAGAACTACGACGAGAAGCTGGGGGAGGAAATCTGCATGGAACGGATCAGAAATAAGATTTGGAAGCTTCTGGGCCTCCTGCTGCAAACGGCGGTGGGCGGCGTGAACGGCGAGGCAGCGGCGGAGAATTGCTGCTGCGATAAAGACTGCGAGCGTTCCTGCTGCGACAAGGAGACTGCGGCGGACGAACCGGCCGTGCCGAAGCTGCCGCCGGTGCGGCTGTTCATCTCGCAGCCGATGCGCGGCAAGAGCAACGAGGAGATCGAGAGCGAGCGCGAGGATTTGATCGCGATTGCGAAGGCCGTGTACGCAGGGCACGGCGAGGTCGAGGTCATCGACAGCTTTTTCAAGGGCGGGCTCGATGTTCCGGCCGGCGCAAAAGTGCCGCTTTACCATCTGAGCAAGTCACTCGAGCTGCTGGCGACGGCGGATGTGGCGATCTTTGCCAAAGACTGGCGGGAGGCGCGCGGCTGCCGCATCGAGCACGATTGCGCGGACGGGTACGGCGTTGCAAGGATCGAGCTTCCTGAGGAGGGCTGAGCGATGCAGAAGATCAACATTAAGAAGCTGACGAAGGAGAAACTTGCGGAGATGTATGCCGAAGCGAAATCGGCGTATGACGCGGCGATGGATGACGAAGAACGCCGCGTTAGGAAATTGGAAGAGCAGAACAAAGAGCTTATCGCGCTGACGGAAAAGCTCGAGGCGAACGAGAAGGCGCTGGAAGAGGTCACTGCGAAGTACAAGAGCGCGGACCATTCGGCGGCGATCCTGCGCTCGCGCATCGATGAAGAGAAGGCGCTGCGCGACCAGGCGCTCGAGGCGCACGGCGAGGACATGAAGGCGCTCGAGAAGGCAAAGAACGAAAGCCGCGAGCTGGCGAAGCAGCTTGGCGAGCGCGAGCTGGAGCTGGCCGAGGCCAAGCAGCGCCACGACGGCGCACTGACTGAGGCAGCGCATCTACGCGGCGAGCTCAAGGCGGCGGAGGAACGCGCAAAGCGCAAGGAAGAGCTGCTGTGCGCGGCGCTGCACACGATCAAGACCGAGAAAAGCATCAAGGAGGACTACCACAAGAGCCTCAAGTGGTGCATGGCGCACCCGTGGCGCAACCTGTGGCGCTGCATGAAAGAGCATTTCCGATTCTGACGCCGTGAGCGGGGAGGGAGAAGGGCACATGTTTCGATACAAGAAGAGCGTGCCGGTGAGCTATGAGCGGCAGGGATACATCTATTTCTCGTCGCTCCTCTACCGCGAGATGCCGGAGCGGGCGCAGCAGAAGATCCTGAACCTGTGCATGGAGTGCGGCGGCGGGGACTACTACCGGGCGCTCTTCGAATTCGTGACGACGGACGCGAACGCGACGTACATCTGCATGAAGCATTCTCTCTCCCGCTCGACGCTTGAGCGGATCGTGCGCAGGTACTACGAACGATTCCCACCACGACTATAACAGGGCTTCGGCCCTGTGTGCGCTGCCGCAAAAGGGCGCGGCGGCGCACAGAAGGCCGAACAGATACTTTATTCAATATCACACGCGCGCGTGCGCGTGTGATTCGAGCTTGTAACGTATCTTAACTTAACGAACAAATCCAGTACAGGAGGACAGGGCTGTGTATCGAGGCAGGACATTCAACCGGGAACGGGTGTACGTATGCGGCGAGTATCTCGACGGAGACATTTACCCTGTCTTTCAAAAGCCCGGAGAGCGGAGAAAGAGATGCCGCCCGACGAGCGAGATTCAGAAGAAGCTGAACCAGAGGAACGCGGCGAAGAGATTGACGCGCATCGTGCACATGAACTTCACGAGCCGCGACCTCGCCCTGCATCTGACGTATGACCGGGAGCACATGCCGGAGAGCGCAGAGGACGCGCTGCGCATCGTGCAGAACTATCTGCGTGCCATCAAGCGGCGGTACCGCAAGCTCGGCTTGGAACTCAAGTACATACTCTCCACCGAGTACGGCGGGAGAAGCGGCCGCGTCCACCATCACCTGATCGTGAACGCAGGATTAGACCGCGACGCGATGGAAGCGCTATGGGGGCGCGGCTACGCCAACAGCAAGCGCCTGCAATTCGGCGACGAGGGCGTGAGCGGCCTGACGCATTACATCACCAAGGGCGACGCGAGCTACAAGCGGTGGAGCGGCAGCAGAAATCTCGATCAGCCGGAAGCGCAGCCCCCGCGCGACGACCTGACGATGGAGGACGTGCGCACGCTTTTCGAGGCGGCGGAAATCCATCTGGCAAACGAATGGTTTGAATCACGCTTCCCCGGCTATGAGCTTGTGAGCTGCGAGCCGCGCCGCAACGAGACGAACAGGGGGTATTATATCCATTTCGAGATGCGGCGAAAAAAAACTACTTGACATGTTACATGGAACAGTATATAATTACATGTAACAGGAGGTGAGACGATGGCGCAGGAAAGCCGCGCCGAGTACATGAAAGATCGCCGTGCCAACTTCAAAGCATTCCACGTTGAGGTCGAGAAAGAGCGAATGAAGCGCTTGGAAGATCGACTCGATCAGCAAGGAAAAACGAAGAAGCAATGGCTCGACGAAAAGATCGATGAAGAACTCGGAAAATAGCAGAACACCCGCCCGGCCGGTCAAAGCATAGGCGAGTGTTCAACACCGCAGAGGAAATCTCCAACGGTAAATCCATTCTACCACAGGAGATTCCTCCGCACAAGAAAAAATTTTTGCAGGAGGAATTTGTATGAACAACAACGGCTGCGTGCCCGTATACCGGGACGATCTTGAATCCGAGGCGCTCATGCTGCAATGCATCCAATCCACACTGGCGATTATCCGCGCGGCGACAGACCGCGCCGCGTCGGACTACAGCTGCGAGGTAAGCAACACGTGCTACCTGCTGGAAAGCGTGATGGACACGAGGGCAGACACACTCTACCGCATGGCAAAGGGCGAGTTCACCGGCCCCAAAACCGGAGGTGCGGCATGAACGAATTGACGGTATTTCAGAATCCCGAGTTTGGGGAGGTCAGGACACTGGAATGTAATGGCGAGCCGTGGTTCGTCCTGAAAGACGTGTGCAATGCACTGGGCATTAAAGGCACGAAAGATGTTGCCAAGAGACTCGATGATGACGAACAGGGTTTAACCCCCATCGAGGACAGCGCGGGAAGACATCAGGAAACGACCATCATCAACGAAAGCGGCCTGTACTCGGTCATCATGCGCTCTGACAAGCCGGAGGCGAAGCCGTTCCGCAAGTGGGTCACGTCGGAAGTCCTTCCCGCGATCCGCAAGACGGGCAGCTATCAGGCAAAGCCCATGAGCATTGCCGAGAACCTTGCCGCGCAGGCGCAGCTGCTCGTGGAGCAGGAAAAGCGCATTGCGCGCATCGAGCAGCGCGTTGACCGCGCGCTGACGGCCATCGCCCGCCCGCAGAGCGACAGCTGGGTCGAGGACATGAAGGGCAGCATCCGCGCCTACTGCGAGGCAAAGGGGCTGACGGACGCGGCGGGACGCGGGCGGCTCTACGCGGCGCTTGACAGCGAGGCAAACTGCAACACCGACCGCAGGCTGAGCGAGCTGCGCAGACGGCAAAAGAAGGCCGGAGTGCGGTACAAGGACTACATGGCGCTCACGAAGCTGGACGCTATCGCGGCGGACAAGCAGCTGCGCGTGGCGTTTGAGGGCATTGTGGCGCGGGAGACGGCGAGGGCCGCGAAGTGAATAACGCGAAAGCACCGGAGGGAATCGTCCTTCCGGTGCTTTTTCATATCGCAACACGACGACGCGCGCGGGGGAGCCCGGGCGCGCTGTGCGCGTGCGCGATCGTAAAGCATTTGCCGCTCTTCGCGTGCGTGCGCGCGAGGAAACGCCGATAGCCTTAGAGCCGCAAGGGATTGCGGCTCTTTTTTCATGCCCGAAAGTTGACGGTTCGTGACATGTTGCATTTGCTACACTTTTTCCTAACAGGAGAGAAAAGAGGTGAGGCGCGAATGGCGCGGCAGAAGAAATACGGCACGGCGAAGGCACTTGAAAAGGCGTGCGAACGCTATTTCGCGTCGATCACGCGGCGGGTAAAGGTGACGGAGCTGGTCGACTCCGGCGAGCGGGACGACAAGGGACACGTCATCATGCTGCCGGTGCCTGTGGAAAACAGCCTGGGCGAAGAGCTATACACGACCGAATACCTGCTGCCGCCGAGCATGCACGAGCTGTACCTCTTCCTCGGCATCGACAAGTCGACGTGGAGCCGGTACATGGCCGAGAGCGAGGACTATGCGCGCGTGGGCACGTGGGTATTTGAGCGCATGAAGGCATGGAACGAGCACGAGATGCTGACGCGCGAGGGGAAGAACCTCAAGGGCATTCTCTTCAACCTGACGAACAACTACGGATACAGCGAGAAGAAGGAAGTGGAGCTCGGCGAGCGGGCGACGAAGACGGTGACGGCGGCGAGCATTCCGCTCGAAGACCGGCAGGAGATGCTGCGCGAGCTGATGCAGGAGTTTGAGCGCGATGAGCGGGAAGACGGAAGCGAACCTTGAGCGAGAGCTTGAGGTGGCGCTGTGGTGGCGGGACTTTCGCGCGACGAACAACCGCGCATTCCTGCCGCTGCTATTCGACCGGCACCGCTATCTCGTGCTCAAAGGCGGCGGCGGCAGCGGCAAGTCGATCTTCGCCGGGCGGCTCATCTTAGAGCGCGTGACGAGCGAGCCGGGGCACCGCTGGCTCGTATGCCGAAAGGTGGCGCGGACGCTGCGCGAGAGCTGCTTTGAGCAGCTGCGCGGCCAGATCTCGGACTACTACCCCGGGAGCGGGGCGAAGGTCAACAAGAGCGACATGAGCATTACGTTTTCAAACGGCAGCAAGATCCTCTTCGCCGGTCTCGACGACGTGGAGAAGCTCAAGTCGATCTACGACATCACGGGGATATGGATCGAGGAAGCGAGCGAGCTTGAGCAAGGGGACTTCGATCAGCTGGACATTCGACTGAGAACAAACTTCCCCTACTACCTGCAAATGATCCTGACGTTCAACCCGATCAGCATCACGCACTGGCTCAAGAAGCGATTCTTCGACTACCACGACCCGCGCGCGACGGTGCACGAGAGCACATATCTCGACAACCGCTTTCTGTCGGCGGAGGCCATTCGGACGCTCGAAGCCTTCCGCGAGACGGACGAGTACTACTACCAGGTCTATTGCCTCGGCCAGTGGGGCGTGACGGGCAAGACGGTATTCGATGCGAAGAAGGTGAGCGAGCGGCTGCTCGCGGTGGAGCGGGGGAAGAAGCCCAAGCGCGGCTGCTTCGAGAACGTCGTCAAGGAAGACGGCGTGCATCTCGAGCGCTGGGCATGGGTGGACGATCCGGACGGCGCGGTGACGATCTACGAAGAGCCGGTGCCGGGGCGGCCCTACGTCATCGGCGGCGATACGGCGGGCGACGGCAGCGACTACTTCGTCGGGCAGGTGCTGGACAACATCACGGGCAAGCAGGTGTGCGTGCTGCGCCACCAGTACGACGAGGACACCTACGCGCGGCAGATGTACTGCCTCGGCAAGTACTACAACGACGCGCTGCTCGCCATCGAGACGAACTTCTCAACGTACCCGGTGAAGCTGCTCGACCTGATGGACTACCGGAATCTCTACGTGCGCGAGGTGGAGGACGACTTCACGGGGAAGACGAAGCACGCCTTCGGCTTCCGCACAGACCGGCTGACGCGGCCGGTGATCCTCTCCGAGCTCATCCGCATTCTGCGCGAGAGCATGAGCACGGTGAACGACCGCGACACGCTGCTTGAAATGCTGACGTTCGTGCGGCGGGAGAAGGATCTGCAAGGCGAGGCCGAGAGCGGCGCGCACGACGACTGCGTGATGGCGCTGGCGATCGCGCACTACGCGCGGCCGCAGCAGACGATGGAAATTAAGACCGCTGGCAGCGCGAAGAAAACGCGCTGGACAGCGGACATGTGGGAGGACTACAACGGCGCGACCGAGAGCGAGCGGGCGGAAATGCTGAAGCTCTGGGGCGAGCCGCGATAAAAGGAGGAGAACATGGCAAAGGAAACGACGGGCCACACCGTCAGCGAGAAGCTGAGAGAGTGGCAGGAGCGGCTTTCGCAGAGCGACCGCAGGTGGTCGGCGGAAGTTGAAAAGATGAACGAGCGCGAGAGCATCTACAACGGCTTGCGCACGATGACGCCGCTTGTGCCCGGCGACACGCACAGAGACGGCACGAAGAAGAAAACGAGCCACGTGCGCAACATCACGTTCGAAAACATCGAAAGCCAGGTATCGAGCGCGATTCCGCAGCCGAAGGTGACGCCGCGGCGCAAGAAGGACGAGCACCTTGCAAACGTCATCGAGCACTTTCTGCGCAACGAGCTTGACCGGCTGCCGTTCGAGGCGATCAACGACCTCGCCGAGCGCACGGTGCCCATTCAGGGCGGCGTGGGCTTCCTCGTAGAGTGGGACAACACGAAGCGCACGAGCACGACCGTCGGCGAGGTGAATGTGACGCTCATCCACCCCAAGCAGTTCGCGCCGCAGCCCGACGTATACACGTCGATCGCGGACATGGACTACTTCATCGTGAAGGTGCCGACGACGAAGGGCTGCATCGAACGGCACTACGGCGTGGTGCTTGAGACCGAGGGCGAGAGCGAGCCGGACATTCGCGGCGGCGACGGCTCGACGAGCGAAGAGAACCTGACGCTCTACATGGGCTATGCGCTGAACGACCACGGCGGCATTGACCGCTACACATGGGTGAACGACACCGAGCTTGAGAGCCTTGAGGACTACCAGGCGCGGCGGCAGCCGGTATGCGAGCGCTGCGGGAAGGTCAAGCCCCTTGCGGGGCAGGAGGTGAACGGCAGCATCTACGCGGGCGGAGCGTGCCCATGGTGCGGCAACAAGAAGTGGGACGAGCGCGTGCAGGACTTTGAAGAGCTGCGCGTGCCGGTGCATCGCAGCGACGGCACGTTCCTTGGCGCCGCGGAGGCGGCGGGAGAGCCGACGAAGATCCCGTTCTATCGCCCGGACTGCTACCCGATCGTATTGCAGCGCAGCGTGAGCGTCTACGGCCAGCTGCTCGGAAATTCTGACGTTGACATGATCCGCGACCAGCAGAACACGAGCAACCGCATCGAGCAGAAGATCATCGACCGGCTGATGAAGGCGGGCACGCGCATCACGCTGCCGGATCGCGCGGACCTGCGGACGGATCCGGAGGACAGCGAACGCTGGTACATCGGCGCGCCGCGCGACAAGCAGCTCATCGACGTCTATGACTTCTCGGGCAACTTGCAGTATGAGCTCACCTACCTCTCGCAGGTATACGAAGAGGCGCGGCAAATCATCGGCATCACGGACAGCTTTCAGGGCAGGCGCGACGCGACGGCGACGAGCGGCAAGGCAAAGGAATTCTCGGCCGCGCAGGCGGCGGGACGACTCGAGAGCAAGCGCGTGATGAAGAACGCGGCCTATGCGGAGCTTTTTGAAGTGATGTTCAAGTTCTGGCTCGCCTATTCGGACGAGCCGCGGCCTGTGACCTACAAGGACAGCACGGGCGAGACCGTATACGAGGAATTCAACCGCTACGACTTCCTCGAGACCGGCGAGGACGGGGAGTGGCACTGGAACGACCAGTTCCTTTTCTCGTGCGACACGAGCGCGCCGCTGGCATCGAACCGCGAGGCCATGTGGCAGGAAACGCGGCAGAACTTGCAGACAGGCGCATTCGGCGACCCGACGGACATCGAGACGCTCATTCTCTTCTGGGCGAAGATGGAGGAGCTGCACTACCCCGGCGCGGGGCAGACGAAAAAGCACCTGGAAGAGAAGGCGCAGCGCGCGGAAGAAATGCAGCGCATGCAGGCGGAAATGCAGCGCATGCAGCAGGAAATGCAGCGAGCGCAGCAGCGGGCGCAGGGAACGCCGCAGGAAATGCCGGAAGGCGGCGCGGCGGCGGGCGAAGAGCTGCCGCCGGAGGTGCTGGCGGCGGTGGAAGCGCAGGCACAGCAGGACGCGATGCGCGCCGCGAGCGGGCAGGCGAAAGGCCTTTACACGCCGCAGTAAGAAAGGCTAAAGGCGCGAGAGAGAACGCGCGTAGCACATAATTCCCCGTAAAGGGGACGCCGCATCCGTAAGGCAGCAGAGCTGCCAACGGCTGCGCAGCGCAGGGCAAGAGCGGGAAAATGCCGAATCCACGGGAAAGGAGGACGCAGGCATGAGCGAGAAGAGCGGTTACGTCGGCAAAATCAAGAACGGCGGCACGCAGGTCGTGAAAGCGCCGAACCAGCAGACCGACGCGAAGAAGGGCACCGTTCACACGGGCGGCGACCTTCGCACGGGCAAGAAGTAAGCAAAGCGGAAACGCTTTACAGCGCAGCGATATGAAGCTGTAAATCGCAGGGCAAGAGCGGGAAAATGCCGGAAAGGAAAAGAGAAATGGAATTCACCGAACAGCAGGTCTATGAAGCGATGGGCATGAGCGCGCCGGAAGAGCCGACACAGCAGCCCGCAGGCGGAAACGAGCCGGGCATCGCCGATCCGGCCGCGGAAGAGACCCACGGCACGCCGGAAGGCGGCACAGACGGCGGCGCGGGCGGCGCGAATGCAGCGGGGGCGAACCCCGAAGGAAATGGCGCGCGAGAACCGGACGCCGAACCGGGCGGCACGGAAGGCGCAGAGAGCGGCGCTGGGGCGGGCGAGCCGGGCGGCAAGCACGAGCAGACGCCGGACGAGCGCCGTGCCCACGCGGCGGCAAGGCGAAGAGCCGAGCAGCAGGCAGCAGTGGACGAGGCGCTGAAAAAGCAGAGCGAAAAAACGAGCGCGGAGTGGAAAGCCTTTTTCGAGAAGGCGGGGCTCAAGAACACGATGACCGGCGAGCCGATCACGAGCAAGGAAGGCTTTGACGCATGGCAGAAGGAATACGCACAGCGAAAGCTCGAGAGCGACCTTGCCGCCGGAAAGCTGACGCAGGAATCGCTGAACGCAGCCATCAGCGAGAACCCGATCGTCAAGCAGGCGGCGGAGATCGTGGCGGCGCGCGAGCGCGAGCAGGCGGAGGCCGAAGAGGCGCGCATGCAGCGCGAGATCGACAGCCAGATCGCGAAGATCCACGCACTCGAGCCGGAGATCAACGGCGTGGAGGATCTCTTGAAGATCCCGGAGAGCGAGGACTTCTATGCGCGCGTGAAGAGCGGCGCGTCGTTCTTAGACGCCTACCTTCTCGCGACGCGAGAGCGGCGGGAAAGGGCGCTGGCCGAGGCCGCAAAGGTGCAGGCGGAGAGCAATGCCCGCGGCAAGGACCACCTGACAGGCTCGGCGGCATCGAGAGGCGCGGGCGGAAGAACGGTATCGAGCGACGAGATCGCGCAGTTCCGTGTTTTCAACCCCACGGCGACGGAGGCGGAGATCCGCGCTTGGATCGAAAAGCACCAATAAAAAACGAAGGAGGAACAACATGTTTATTCCCATCAAGACGAACGACGGGGCGATGACCCCGTTTGAGTACATGGAGGCGGCTGCCGGCACGTATCAGGTCGGCCAGCTGCTGAACGTGACGGGCGGCAAGCTCGCCGCCATCGCTGCCGATCAGGCGACCACGCCGCCCTACGTGTGCATGCAGAGCGGCACCGTAAAGGCGGGCGAACAGCTCGCGGTGGCGCGCGTGGGCGAGAAGTACATCTTCGAGACCGAGCTTGCGACGGCCGCGACAGCCGTGACGGTCGGCACCAAGATCCAGGTAGCGAGCGGCGGCCTCAAGGCGAAGTACGTCACGGGCGCGTCGGACGCAGCGGTGCCCGGCACGTTCGAGGTCGTGAGCCTCGACGGTACGGCGGCAGGCAGCAAAGTGCGCGGCCGCTTTGTGTAAGAGAAAAGGGAGAAAGGAGACACAAGTAAATGAACATCATTTTTTCGGAAAGCAGCGGCCTGAACGACAGCATCTATGGCAAGTGCCAGGCACCGATCCGCATGTTCCTTGAGAAAAGAGGCGAGGAATTCGAGCAGAACAGCGTGCTCAAGAATCTGTTCTTCATGGGCAAGAGCGGCAACTACGCCGACATGATGACCACCATGACGGCAATGAGCGGCTTTGAACCGGTGGGCGAGAACGGCGCGTACCCTCTGGACGGCATGCAGGAGGGCTACCAGAAGCTCTTAAAGTACCAGACGTGGAAGGACTCGTTCAGCGTCTCGAAGGAGATGATGGAGGACGGAAAGCTGATGGACATGCGCAAGCAGCCCGCCGCCTTCATGACCTCTTACAACCGCACGCGCGAGCTTTTCGGCGCGGCCCTGTACGGCGCGGCGATGAACGGCGCGGGCAGCGTGACCTTCAAGGGCGTCAAGTTCGACCTGACGGGTGCGGACGGCAGCAACCTGTTTGCAAAGGAGCACGCGCCGAAGGTGAGCGGCGACAAGCAGTGCAACTGCTTCAAGGACGCATTCAGCGTGGACGCGCTCGGCAAGCTCGAGACCGCGATGCACCTCTTCCGCGGCGACAACGACGAGATTCTTGACGTGGCGCCGGACACGATCCTAATCCCGGAGATCGCGACGCTCAAGAAGGACGTCTTTGCCGCCATCGGCGCGGACAAGGATCCCGTGAGCGCGAACAACGCCTTCAACTACCAGTATGGCCGCTGGAACGTCATCGTCTGGCCGTATCTCAACCAGTTCGTGACGAAGGGCACGAGCCCGTGGGTGCTGCTGGACAGCAAGTACAACGAGACCTACGGCGGCGCGGTATGGAACGACCGCGTGCAACTCGAGGTGCGCTCGACCATCGACGAGAACACCGACGCGAACGTGTGGCGCGGCCGCAGCCGCTTCAACGCCGCCTTCAACGACTGGCGCTTTGCCGCCATCGGCGGCGTGGCAGCCGGCAACGCACTCTAAGAAGCATACCCCCAGGGCGGGCGTGGGAAATGTCCCGCGCCCGCCCTTATCATTCCGAAAGAAGGGAGAGAGGAACGTGACACCGAGAAAGGTGATCCAGCGCGTGGACGAGGCGAAGCCGAACGCCTTCCCCGAGGAAGCAAAGTTCGAGTGGCTTATGGCGCTTGAGGGCAGGATCGCGGCGGACGTGCTGCTGGCGACGCCGGAGGAGCTGGCGGTCATCATGGGCAGGACGTTCGCGGACGGCATGGACGAGGAGCTGCTCGTGAAAGCGCCGCACGACGAGCTCTATGCGCTGTATCTGAAAGCATACATCGACAAGGAGAACGGCGAATACAACCGCTACGCGGATTCGAGCCAGCTCTACAACGAGGCCTACGGCAACTTCGTGCGCTACTGGGGCAGGACATACGAACCGGCGCAGGGTTATGAAAGGGGGTACGAGATCCGATGAGAACCATTGAAGTGAAGGAGCTCGCCTATCTGCCGCTGGGCAGGCAGGGCGAGAACAAAGCGCAGAGGATCGTCTGGCCGGGGATCGCGGATTCGTGGGCGCGGCTGTACGGCGCGGGCATATTCGCGCTGACGGTGAAGCGGCAGGGTGACGCCATGCCGTACCCCGCGAGCATCACGAGCGAGAACGGCGACGTCATCTGGGTACTCGGCAGCGCCGACACCGCGCGAGCGGGCGAGGGACTGGCCGAGCTTACTTACACGGTGGACGGCGTGATCGCCAAGAGCAGAACGTGGCGGACGGTGACGGAGCCGTCGCTGAGCGCGGCGGGAACGACCGAGCCGCCGCCGGCGTATCAAAGCTGGGTGGACGAGGTGCTCAAGGCCGGGGCGAGCGCGGAGACGGCGGTCTCCAAGATGCCCTACGTGGACAGCGCGACGGGACACTGGTTCAAGTGGGACGCAGCACAGAACGCCTTTACCGACACGGGCGTTGCCGCGACCGGCCCGAAGGGCGATACCGGTCCCAAGGGAGACAAGGGCGCACAGGGGCCGAAAGGCGACACCGGTGCGATGGGGCCGCAGGGCCCCAAAGGTGAAACCGGCCCTAAAGGAGAAAAAGGTGAGACCGGACCGACCGGACCGACTGGCCCCGAAGGCCCGCGTGGCCCGCAGGGACTCAAAGGAGACACCGGCGATCAGGGCCCGCAAGGCAAGCAGGGCCCCGCAGGCCCCAAGGGGGAGACCGGCGCAACGGGTGCAACCGGCGCACGCGGCGAGAAGGGCGACACCGGCGAGACCGGCCCCATCGGCCCGCAAGGCCCGCGCGGCGAGCAGGGCATTCAAGGCGAGCAGGGCCCGCGCGGTGAGACCGGCAAGGGCCTCACGGTGCTGAGCTACTACGAGAGCAAGGCCGAGCTGGACGCGGAGCAGAAGGCGACGGCAAAGGCGGGCGATGCTTACGGTGTGGGTACGGCGGAGCCCTACGACATTTATATTTTCGACGGCATTACCGGCGAGTTCGTCAACAACGGCCCTTTGCAGGGCGCGAAGGGTGAGACCGGCGAGCGCGGCCCGCAGGGCATTCAGGGACCGAAGGGAGACCCCGGCAAAGACGGCGCAAAGGGCGCGGACGGTCTGCCCGGGAAAGACGGCGCAGACGGTGCGCCGGGTAAGGACGGGACAAACGGACGCGACGGCGTGACGTTTACGCCTGCGATGAGCGCGGCGGGCGATCTCTCGTGGTCGAACGACGGCGGCAAGGCGAATCCTGAGACCGTGAATCTCAAAGGCCCGAAGGGCGACACGGGCGCGAAAGGCGAACCCGGCGCAAAGGGCGATCCCGGCGAGAAGGGCGCGGACGGCGCTCCCGGCAAGGACGGAGCAAAGGGCGCGGACGGTCTGCCCGGCAAGGACGGCGCGGACGGCAAGACGCCTGTCAAAGGCGTGGACTACTTCACGGCGGCGGAGGTGGAGCAGGTAGCGCAGGAAGCGGCGGGGAAAGTCAACGGCAGCGACATCAAGGTGACGTTCACTCCCGCGAGCACACGCACGGCGCTGGAATCCGGTACGAAACTTGCAATCCTGATGGGCAAAATCGCAAAGTGGTTAAACGACCTTGGCTGGCTTGCTTTTAAGGACACGGTGACGACCAATGACGTCTCTGCGGGCATCAAGGCGAGTCTCAGCAGGGCAGACAGTGCGCTGCAAAGCGTGAGCAAGAGTGACGTCGGGCTCGGCAATGTTGCAAATGAGAGGCAGTACTCTTCCGCGAATCCGCCGCCGTACCCTGTCACAAGCGTCAACGGCAAGACGGGCGCGGTCACAGTGAGCGCGCCGACTGTCCCCGCCACCACCTCCCTCATCAAGGGCGACGGCTCGGGCGGACTGGCGGCGGCGACGGCGGGCACGGACTATGCGCTGCGGCCGACCACGCGCAAGGTGACGCTGACCGCATCGGGCTGGAACAGCAGCACCAAGCAGCAGACGGTGACGTGCAGCGGCGTGCTCTCGGACGCGACAAAGCAGCTGCTGATTCCCACGCCCGTGAACACGGCGGCGGGCAATCCCTACGACGAGGCGAGCATTCAGATGGTTGCGCAGGGTGCGAACAGCGTAACATTTTACGCCGACACCGTGCCGACGGAAAGCATTGACGTCTATGTGACCATTTACCCCATCAACTATCTCGGGTAAGGGGGCGAGGGCATGATCTACAACATGAGACGGCGGAAGAAGAAACCGAAGCAGCTGACGTGGCGCTTTTATGACAGATTGAGTTATAGAAAAACACAAGACTTCAGCGCGAACTTTGAATCCGCAGGGAGCGCATGGACGGGGATCAAAGTAAGTGCAAATGAAAGTGACGGGGTGACTCAAATGTGGTACCTCACCAATAACAGTGACCCTCTTTGGGCGAAAGTGTCTGTTTACACAATAACCAAAGGTTTCAAGAATAGCGAACACCGGACAATCACATTCGAAAAAGAACCCACCGGCGATCTGCTGGCATTTCTGCAAAAAAACGCCACGCCGCTATGAGAAAGGAGCACA